TTTTGAAGTAAGAAGTTACCAACTTGAAAACCAGCATTTGATTGATTTTTAGTTTCAAGTGAGTCGGTAATGTAAAATATGCCGTTAGCAACTGTTAGTGTTTGATCTGGATACGAGTTGGTTTGATCTGAGAATGTTATAGAATTACCGCCAACCCACAACGCTTCCCAACGATTCGATGAGTTACCAAGATTATACGTAGCTGTAGTAGAAGGTATAATATCAGAAGCGACATTCAATAAATTTGGACTCGAGACTGGATCGTCAAACACAAACTTTTTTGTAGCTGCATCGTAGCGAAGATAGAGACCGTCAGCGATAGAAGATCTATTGACGTCATCTAGTCTGGCTAGCTTAACTTCACCACCACCACCCATCTGTGAAGCGCGAGAGGCAAAGCGATGGAGATCCGTCACAGTCTTCTTTAGTATATCGAGTTCTTTGCGGATACTGTTAGGAATTTCGTCTACAGCCGCGACGTATTCATCTCTTGATTTTTGAGATAAAGTGTCTACGGTCTTACTTATTAAATCTTTATGGGGAAGCTGTGGAAGAGGCTGGGCTCCTAGCGGAATAGGTTTGGGCTCTCCGGCTTTTGACTTAGGTGCCGGCTTTCCTACTGGAATATCTTCAATCAGAGAAACCGGTTCTTTAAATGCTTTCTCGACCTGTATCTTTTCACCCATAGTAAGTTTAGTGAGAGCGTTATTCATGTTCTCAAGTATAGCAGCTTCTTTAGCTTTCTGCTGTTCCATCTCTTCTATTAAGTTTTCATTACCTAATAGCTTAGCAAAGTTTCTTAAGAGTTGATCTTCATCCATTACTTTTTCTTCTTCTGCATTCCGTTGGCTAGATCGTTGTATAGCTCTTCAGCTTGGCTTGGGTGGAGAGTTGGGTATCTCTTTATGAACTCATCTTTGTTGCCGTCGCTGACTAGCTTTCTGATCTTCGTGGCTGACTCGGCGTCTCCGTCTCTCTCACCAGCAGACACTACGCGAACGCCATGCTTAAAGTTAAACGGAATCTTTCCGCTCTTGTCCGGCTTGCCGTTGTACCTGTCTAGAAGATTCTGGAACTCGTTCACTCGATCTTCGCCAGCCACGAGCGTGAGGTGATCGTGACCCTCGTGATTCAGGCGAGCCGCGTGGTGGATGAGGGTCGGAAGCTCGGCGCTGGCCAGTGAGATGTTGGTGTTGGGAAATAGTCTCTGTGCGTGCTTAAGCTTCTGCTGTGGAGTCAGGGGATTCTTCTCTGGATCTTGAGTGTGGCTCAGTATCACCTCGTGCTTGGCACCCATCTGGTTAGCTAGGTTCTTACCGGTGTCGATAAGCTTGCCGTGTCCGGCTACAGTAGGGGGCTGCATTCTTCCGAAAGACATGACGGCTGGATTAGAGCCGTACTCGTTCTCGGCTTCTTCTCTTATGAACTGTGAGAACTTCTTCATTTCTTTGCCTTTGACATAAAGCCGTAGCCGGCTAAGTTATAACCAGCAAAACCACCCGGTTTATTCTCTGTTGGTGGACTCTGGTCAACGAGCTTCTGCATGTTACCATTCTCATCGGTATGGACATAGCCCTCGTGACCGGTAGGAATTCCACCGATACTCGTTCCAACTCCCTTGCCCTTATCCATAACGCGAACTAGAACGTTCTTGGCATTTGCGAGATGCTTGTCGAGATCCATGGCTTTCTGGAAGTGCTCTCTATTCTGATGCACGTACTGCAGAGTGTCGTTCAAAGCTGCCGATCTCTTATCTTTAGCAGCTTGGGTCTTTACCTTATCCATATCCCTCTGAGCAGCACCCGTTAAGTGCTGGAGGTAACCCTCGACCGATGCCTCTTCTGGCTTCGACTTAGGATCTCTCTTTGCATTATTTCTAATGATACCATTTAGATATGTCTCGAGAGGAACTGCATGCTGACCTACAACATCGAGAGCCTCTGGCTTCATCGAGGCATATGTCTTTCTAGCTAGATCTTTATGAGCGTGGAATTCTCTCTGATCTTCCGGTGTGAAGTGATCCGGATTTGCCTTGAAGTCAGTCGGCATGAGGTGAACGTCAGGATGCTGCTTAAAGTCGCTATCCCTAACGTCAGGCGTGGCTACCATATTAGAGAGATCATTGCCCTTGTAGTGAGTATGCATGGCCAAGCCTATCTTAGCTGCAAGAGCTTTCTTGCCCTCGGCAGAATCTTTATCATGCGAGTACTCAACCGTGTTTGGTTGATATTTTACTTGACCGTGTTCAACATTAAGATCTTTCTTACCCGAGTGAACGAAGTCACCCTGCCAGACTTGATCTGGAAACCTACCACCTATGCTCTTGCGATCCGGTAGAATCTTATGAACGTTGTCGAGCAAGTCATGAAGCTTGTCTGCTAGTCCGCGAGAGTGACCGTGATTAGCCTCGATGTCTTCATGCGTGAAGTTAAGCTTAGGCTCTTTATTAAAGATAGCTTTCGTACCAATCATAGGCTGACCGGTCTTTGGGTGATAGCCTAGAGTAACAGATGGTGCACCATCGACTTTAGTCTTGAGTGTATGTCCTGGAACTTGATTGCCAAGAAGCATACCTGCAGTATTCTCAAGTGAGTTAACTGCTCGAGCTACGCCCTCGTGCCCGCCGGTAATATGTAGTCTATTGACGTGCTGAAGGTGAGTCAACTTATCTTCATTGACAGCTTCAGTTAAGTACTGCGAAAAGCTTTTCATTGATGCATCTCTGGTTGTTCGGTTGGACCGTATTTAAGCGCACCGCCATGTTCTCCATGACCCTCGCTGGTGATTGGCTGATTTACTTTCTTAGGTCTACCTCTTCCCATTCTCGGTGGACCAGGCATATTTAGTGCTGGCGGTGGGGCGGCATTTCTCGCAGCTGCTCTCTGCTGCTTTTCAAGTTCTCTCTGCTGCTTTCTCGCGATAGCATCAGCTTCTAGTCTCTTAGCGTGATTGAATAAGTCTTTCTTAACACCTTTTGAAGAAGTGATCGGGATGCTATTTCTGTACTGGTGATTACCCTTTGCGATAATCATGATGCGCCCACCGGATCCCTTTTGATCGGTGTCTCTATCTCTTCTAACAACTACCTTCGATGGAATGATCTCAGAGTTATTATCGTTTGTATTTACGTGCTGATGGGTAAGGGGATGAAGATCCATGGTAGGGATGCCCTCGTGATTCCTACCTTCCGGATCTGAGATCGCTGCCGGCATGAAATGCATAGATCCTTGAACTACGGAATTCACGTTGTTGACTCCGTACTCACCACCGTGGTCCTTACCGTACATAGCCCTGTGAACGATCTTTCTATGTACTGGATCATTGTCTTCTAGATCGTGATGGTATATCAATCCTTCTGGAACGGTATCATATCCCTGATTGGACTTATGCTTTCTAAACATACCGGCAATTTTATCTAGTACGGGATGATCTTTACCATTTACTTCGTGATCTTGAAGACCACCTAATTGCTGGAAGCCACCTGCTGCTTTTAGAGAATGCCATGATACCGGATTACCATGCTCATCATGCAGGAACATATCTGCCTTTGGCTTCGCGCCTCGGTGACCGAACTGATTTGCAATTTCTTTAGTTACGCGTTGAGCACCTGCAACGTTGACAAACTTACCGCCTCCGACGTGGAGTCTCATGTACGGCGCGCCGCCCTTTGCACGGTCAATGGCGTCTTGAATATTTTTCATCTGGTCGGCTTCAGCCGCTTCTTGATCCTTACCGACTCTACCGCCGGATGGCTTATAGAATTTACTCATCGGTATGTGATGCTCGTTTCCAGCATCATCGTGGTGAATACCGTGCCAGTCACCATTGATATTCTTAACTCCGCTGAGTCTTACCACGTCGCCAGCGCGTAAGCCGGATTGTTTATGATCAGCCGAGAGAGTCCAGTCATGCCCATGCTTTTCCATAGCTTCTGGTCCATAATAAACTTTATGATGGTAAGTACCGCTCTTGCTGTTTACTTTTGAAGCTAGCGTACCACGAGATGCTATGGGACCTCTTTCAATTAAGTAGTGACTGAAACTAAACATTGACACCTCTTTGAGATTGAGTTTTTTATATTTATAATAAAGAAAAAGGGACGAGCCCATAGACTCGTCCCCCTATTACTAGATTGGTATGGTCGAGTGGAACCCCACCATGACTCTCGACTATTCCTAGATACTTTACATCTTGCCTCTTGCTCTGCAGTAGCAATACATACCATTTCTA